TAATGCACCGTTGTTATACAGCTTTGAGATGTGAATGTGTGAGCCATTTGTAGGGTTAGTCTTTGTAGGTGGTGGTAGCACATAGCCAGAATTGCCGGTTTCCCCGACCTTAACCCCATTGATTACTAGAGGCGTGCCATAGGGTGTCGGTCTATCTTCGCCGCTGTGAAATCCACCGTAGGCTTTGCTGTAGCCGAACTTGTACGTTACTAGATAATCTTTTGCACTCTTACTCATACATAACTCCTTTACTAGATTACTTTGAAATCTTCACTTACCCACGTTTTGATTATACTCCTGATAGGATTGACCTTATATGTATTCTGAAACTCAAAACGGCAGGTACTACCAATTTCTGCATCGCCAGGTAGCGAGTACGAGCTTTGTTTGCGAACGAAGTGTCCAGTTGGTAATGATGCACCGCCTTTAGGCATAACTGACGCAATCGTGTATATTCTTCCGTTGTTACAAAGGATTGAATTGTTGGTCTGCACTGGGTAAAGGCTGTATTTAGTGATGTCCAATTCCATGACAATCGGCTCATTTGGTGCAATCTCGTGATTAGTATTGAGGATAGGGATAGGCTCGACAATATCGGCGGTCTTGTATGGATAGATTAGCCAAAAAGCTACCACCCCAACAGAGAGAATCATAATAGCTAATATGATGTATATAGCAAAGTTTACTTTTTTATATATTTGTTGTCCGTCAGGTATACTCATCTTTTTATCACCAGTGCGATGACTCCTGTTAAAAAGGCGACCATTATTAAACCCACCATGCCATAAACGATAGCACGAATAGGTGCAAGTTCTTCTTTCGTTACATAGTTTGAATCTATCTTATTTTCGAGGTGGTCTATTCTCGCCCCTATCTCTCTACGAGTGGCGTCTACTGCGGTATAAATCTTGTCATTGGTAGTATTGCTTGCCATTATTTTTGTCTTTCTGTAGATCGGTTACGTTCTGTAGGCATATCATTTCCTTATAGGTAAGTACAAACAGCCCTTATTGAAGTTGGCACCTGAAGAGACGTGTCGTTGACTGTTATAGCGATTGCCCCAGAGTTTACCTGTCCCATCATTAAGAATGTTTTACTAGTCGTTAGGTTCACATCATCTTCCGCATAGCCGACGTGAGCACCTGAGCTGCTAGCGGCAGAGGATGATTCTCTGTGCCAGTTGAATAGCGTTAATCGAGGGTTGGTCTCTGTAGACGCATCTGACGACAGTGTAACGATACCAAGGTTATTGGTGGTTGCAGTGTTTGTTTGGCTTAACTTCGCTTTGAACTTAATCCTCCAGCAACCGATTGGGACTACGATATTGTCAGTTAATGTAGCCAAGGTGCTGCTGTTAGTAGACCTTTGTGTCGTGCTCGTAGTGGTAATAGTCCACCTAGCTGGGTCGAGTGGGAACCCAAATCCAGGTTGTTTCGGCAAGCCAAACTTGAACGAGGTGATTGTGGCGTTAGCGATACCTGAGTTGTCCACTGTGCCAGAGGTAGCAGACATGAAGGCTGTAATAGTGGTATCGGTAGAGAAAGCTACTTTTGTTATAAATCCATACTTGCTGACACCGCCCTGGACTGCTACGAATGGCATACCAGCTTGCAGGTGATCCGTGACGTCTACGCCAGTGACCTTGAATACGGCGGTTGTGGTGCCCGTTCCCGAGACGTATGTGAATGTGTTGGGGTCAGTACGCCACCCAGTTAAGGGCTCGAATGTATAGGCAACAGAGCCATATACGGGGGTAGCGGCTTTCAACTTGCCGTTGTCTTCGTGCGCGACAGCTATGACATCAGCTACGTTGTTGGCCCACTGTGTTGTTGGGCGAATAACTACTATGTCGTTCACTGCGCTACCAGCGTCAGTATAACCCGGTGCAATAGTGTCAATCTCTAGGTTAGACCCGTCAACGTGTCCAGCAAAGTCTACTGCGCTATCTTCGGATATTACAGTGATTGTCTCTGCTGTAATAGGGTCTACAAACGTGTGGGGAGTTCCCATTGTCCCCGTAAAATAATCATTTATATTCGTTACGCTATCTACGTCAATTGTCGTTGCGCCAGGTAATCGTGTACTCTGAACGGTTGCGACTGTGGCGTTCCCGCTTCCGTTACTTCCTTTTATTAAATCTATTGATGGGTCCATAAGTTCATTATACAACAAAAGGGACCGTTTCCAGTCCCTTTATGTTTGCCTAATTATTTAGATTAGGAGTTAGTTCGTTCAAGTGTAGCGATTGCTTTGGCTTTAAGACCGAAGACGAATACATCGCCGCGGGCTCGAAGCTGTAGCTCAGAACCACCATGACCAGGCACATCTTTGATGAGCTTCATACCGCTTCCGGTAGCAGGGTCCATCTTAGGTGTAACACGAATCACGGCACGCTTGTCGATGCAGATAACATCGTAGGTACTGAGGAACAAAGTGTCATCAGCTTCTACGACCATCACGCCGTCGATTGGTCCAAGAACACCGTTCTTACCAGCTGTGTAGCCAAGATCAGAACCATCAAAGCTCGTAACGAGAGCTTTGAATGTGTCAGAAACCGCGTAAGGAACCCAAGCAACCATGTTGCCAGGACGACCACCGTTAGTCTTAACCTTAGAAACGGTGTTGAAGAACTTGAGCTTAATGCTGTCAGTTCCAGAAACCCAAGTAACTTTGTTGGCGACAGGGCGAGCTGCAACGATTTTTGCAAGCGCGTAAGCGTCGAAGTCAGGGATGAATTTCTCGTAAACCCATGATCGAGCGAACTTACTAGCGATTGAAGCAATCGGAGTGTCCTGGTCCAAAGTATCTTGAATACGAAGGAATTTATATTTGTTGTAAGCCAGTGTCATGTCCTGGTTGCCTGTTTCAGCAAGTACAACGGTTTGTGAAGTAGCAGTTTCATCGTAGCTGCTAAGAGAAGAACCAGAAATATCATAGTTCAATAAGCGAACAGTTTGTGCGGAAGTCCAGTCAACGCCGTTAGCATCAAGGTGCTTTGCGACAAACGACTCTTTCTCAAGAGGCTTGTCAAGAATTGAGCTGGTCTTTACGCCGTATGAGCTAGCCATAAGGGTAAACCTTTCTAATTAAAAATATATGTTTTTGTTCTCTGCTAAATATAGAATACCATAAATGCTATAATCATAACAATATGGATATTCCAGCTCACAGACTCCCGTTACGAGACTATCAAAAAGAGATCGTAGCGGCATTTAATGACCCAAAAATTGATGAATTACTACTAGTAATCGCCCGGCGCGGCGCCAAAACCACCACCACATATAGCGAAGGTATCGTGCCAGAACTAGTTAAAAATGTACAAACGGCTGTCGCTGTCTACCCTACTGCTAAAATGGGCTTTGATAACTTCTGGACCAACATCGAAGATGATGGGTTCAAAACGCTGAATCACCTGCCAAAAGCACTACTAGCTGGTCAGAGTAACTCAGACGACGATATGCGACAAACCCTAATAAATGGCTCAGTTTTCAGGCTATTGGGGGCGACCAACGCCGAAGCTCTGCGTGGCGCAAACGGTAAAATATACTGGTTTGATGAATTTGCCGACCAGTATATAGAGGCGGTGAACGTGGTGGCGCCTATCACAGAGCGAAACAAGGGCAAGCGTATCTACACCGGTACGCCAAAGATTGACGGTATAAACGGTGAGACGATGCGCCGTATGCACGAAGCCTTTAAGGCCGACAAGACCGGCACAAAATACACCTGCTACATTGACGCTACCCACTACATGACGCCAGAAGAGCTAGAAAAGACTCGTCAAGGGTATATCCTTCGTAACGGCAACGACTTTAAGTTCCGCCAAGAAATGCTACTCGATTGGGGCCAAGCGTCTGAGAGTAGCTATTACGGTCAAATAATGTCTAAAAAAGATACTGACGGCACCATAGGTGAGTGGCCGTATAACCCAGCATACCCTGTTTATACCGCCTGGGACCTCGGCAAATCAGATAGTATGGTTATTATGTTCTTCCAGTATTATAACAATAAGGTGCGCTTAATTGATCTCCACGAAGAGGTAGGGTCGAGCATCAAACGCATGATACCAATTCTCCAACAGAAACCCTACAACTACGGTTGGCATTTCTTACCACACGACGGCACGGTAGCTAGTACAAATGACGGTATCACTCGTATAGCGACCCTCCACAACGCAGGAATCACGAACTCGTCTACGCTAAGGCGCGAGGGCGTTAGCGTCGGTATAGGCCGTGTCGAAGATGGCTTGCCGGGACTACGCATCAACGCAGGTACAACTGGCACGTTCAGCCAGCGAATCCGTGTCTACAAGCGTAAAGTAAATCCTGATACCGGTAATTACGTTGGTCCTGACCATAAGAGCCAGAGCCACATAGCTGATGCCCTGCGCTACCTCTTTGCGGCCATAGCGACTTATTGGAACGAAAAAGGGGAGTTTTTGTACTCCCCCGAAAACACCCAGCAAGAATATGCTAGCGACCTAGCAACGGTTACTTTTTCTTAGCTACTGGTTTTTCTTCTGCGATATCTTCGGCGCTGACAGCCTGTATGCCATCATCTGACCGGCTACTGATATTAGCAAGGTACTCTTCCTCGTATGGAGCCTCTTCTTCGTCAGCACGTTCTTGCGCCGCTCGGAGCTGTTCACCATAAATGGCATAAAGAATTTGTGGCGTAGTAACCTTTTGGCCGCCATTTCGTGCCGTTAGAGTTTCCATTTTTGCTTCGTTGCGTCTAAACGCCTTGACTGCTTTTACCCAGTCTGGGGCTAGTCTCCAGCCGAAATCTTGGTCACGTGATGCGTTCACGCCCATGTCAGAGCTGTTGATATAAGCCTGAATCTGAGCCTCTAGGCGCAAGTAGTGAGTGTCACCACTCTTGATGTTAAAAAATGCTATTCCTTTTGGTAGCTTGTCTTCCATTATTTTATCCTCTCGCTAATTCTTTAGTTACTTGTTGCGCAAAATCATTCGGGTCATCTACTTTAGACGATGGTCCACCATCACCAGACTCATCTAAACGATCGTCGGCGCTTGGTTTTGGCTGTTCTGGCTCTGGCGCAGGAGCGGTAGCTGGTTTGTTTTGAGCGAACTCAAACGCTTGCTGGTAAGGCTCTAGGTAGTCATCATAGTGTTCCATGACGTCAGGTGCGGACAATATCACGCCCTTTTTCTCGTCTGCTTTGACTTGCTTCATCAGCTTATCGAACACTTTTTGCTGTAATTTAGGGTAAGCCTTAAATAGTGGTTCATACTTCTCGACTGCCGCAATTGCGTCACGCTTAAAGCTAACAGTGGTCTCGGCTATGGTCCTAGCGTCATCTTTGATCTTCTCGATAGCCTTATCTAGCTTATATTGCTCGTTCATAAGCCATTGAGCAGCCTTATCAACTGACATTTGACTACCAGCGGCGTCAGCGGCGTCAACGACGTCTTGCGGGGTTCTCAGCTCTTTCCCAGTTTGCTCATCTACTAAGACGTTCGATAGTCCATCAGGGTAAAACTTTTCTATGACCTCTTGAGTCGTAGTCTCAAGAACTTTACCGGAATTTCGTTCTTCTTCACGAAGGTTCTTAACCACTGACTCCAGGTCTTCACGAGTGAGAACTTTAGGGGCTTCTGGCTCCTTGTTCTCGTCGGGCTCTTCGTCGGGCTTTTTATCTCCATCGCCCTCGCCGTCATCGTCACCAGCATCGGGCTTTTTATCGTCAGGTTGGGGAGTATCTGCGGGCTTATCTCCGGCGGGATCATTCTTGTTGCCATCTGCATTCTCCTCTTCATCCTTTTTAGGGGGTTGACTGTCGTCTGCTGGGGCCTTTGGGGGCTCCACTGGTGCAGGGTCTTCTCCAAACCCCTCAAATGCTTTGCTGAAATCGTCGTCTTCTGCCATGCTACAACTCCTTTATTTTATTATCAATGGTGGCCTTGATATTCTGTAGGTGGTTTTTCACAAGCTTGTGAACGGCAATTTGCTGGGTAGGGGTCATTTTAGCTTGTTCGGTGAGGTCTATTTGATCGACTGAATCATGTTCAGCGATAGCCTCTTTCAGATATGTTTGAACGTCTTTGAGCACAGACTTATTAGAGTAATCTGGGTCAGCGCTCTCGTGCTCCTTTTCGGGAGTCGCGAAATCGCTTACTTCGTATGATATGTCTTCTGTTTGCGCCATTACTGCTTATAGTTGTACCTTATTGAGCGATTTGAGTCAAATCTGGTTGCCCCATAACAGGGGTTTCAGCAACTTGGTTAAGTGCAGTAGATAATTCTGGGGCCGTTTCATCAAGCAGTTTATCTTCAACAATCTTCTTGCGCTCCATAGATGCTGGGTCGTTAGGGTCGGCGGTCTGGCTCATAACGGTCACAGCATCTTGCAGGTCTCCACGCTTCTCGTTCGTCCAGTCTTCTTTGCTCATAGTCGTGTCAACAGTGACGTCTAGTTCTTGGATGTAGTCGTATAGAGCGTTCCAGTCTACTTTTAAGCCGTTAGGGGCTGCTGGATCGGGGAACGCGTCTGGGTTGATGCGCAAAATATCTTCACGAGTAGCGTCGTCAACGTATATCACCCCTTCACCGTCCTGCTCAGAGAGGTATAAATCGAGTCCAGAGATGATGTATTGAGCCAAGAACTCTTGGATAATATTTGTAATCTGCTGAATAGCGTCATCAATACCAGCTTTTTGCGCCTGGGCACCAACGCCAGTCTTGGAGTCACCTATAGCTCCGAGCGACTGCCCTGGGTTCATCCCCATCATATTCTGTATTTGACGCGTAATCTCTTGGCTGATGGTAGGGTATTGCTGGCTGGTAGCAGTATCAAGCGTTAAAAGGCTCACTTTGGCGTTCGGATCGGGAGACGTTATAACTCCAGCACTTTTAAGGCTTACAGCGCCCGTGAACAAGCCTGTTTTAACCATTGTCGGCTTGCGGGTATAAAGCCAGTTGTTGGCTACGTTTTTACTTAGGCCGATCCAGAAGTTTGGGTCAGGGCTTGCTTGGCGTACGCGGCGTTCACCGGAGGCAC